GCCGTCGTTCAGGTACGCCCCGCGGAAATCAATCACGCCGCACCCGAAATCATGGCGGATCTTGACCTCAACCCCGTCCACATCGAAACCATTCCTGGTCTCCGTGTAGGGGCCCTCCTGGCCTTCCAGATATCCGTAAACCACCACCGGAGCAATTGCCGGATCGGCGAATAGATACCAGCCCGTGGTGCTGGTTCCATCGAGCCGCGGCTCGGTAATCGGCGTCAGCATTCCGCCAAATACCGTCTGGTTCGTCGCCTGCGCCGGAACGAAGTTAAGTGACGTGTACTGCAGCGCCAACTGCTCCTTGGTCGCCGGGGCTACAAGGAACTTCGGCGCTACCCCGATCACCTTTCCGCCGGGACTCGTCTGAATCCGCATGGTCTTCCGTCCCACGCCAATCGAGGTGTCGGAAATGGCCGTGCCGCTCGCCGTGTAATTGGCATGGTCCGACGAGAACAACGCGAAGGTGTCCACCATCGTCGGGTTGGCTGTGATCTTCGCCCACACCAGGTCGGCTTCCTTCTGGGCCACTTCAAGACCCATTAGCATGGGAACCTGCGTGAAAGCCGCCAGGTCGTCGTTGATGATCGTGCGCCGCGTGATGGCCACCACTTCACCGTAAGTCGCCAGGCTCCAGGTCTCTTTCCCTTCCACCAGCGTTCCGTGGGGATATTCCCCGCTCTCCGGGATAAGTCCCAGGCGGGTGCTGTTGTCCAACCGGAGTTCTGTCTTGGTCTTGAAGTCGGGAGCCGTGCGCCGGGCCGCAATCTCACGCCAGCGCGATTGCTCCATTCCGTACCCGGCCAGCATGGATTTCCCGGCCGAATCCGCCAGAATGAATGGGAAATCGCTGGTTGTCTGGAACGCCAACTCAGCAATCCGCGAGCGGTCCAGCCCCCGCCAGCTCTTGCCGGCAGCCTCCAGGCATTCCTTGGCCGCATCCATCAGCGTCATGCCGACGTAGGGCCTCGCAATTTCCTTCGCCTCGAACCGCTTCGGGTCGTTGCGATGCAGCATTGCCGCCACCATCCCGGCGCGCCGCGTGTCCGCCGCATCCCGTACCATCTCCGTGGTTGAGGTGCGCACTATCGGCTCAGCCTCCGATTTCTTGGCCTTGGCCTCAATGGCCAGCTTCCGGAAATCATCCAGGCTCGTGCCGGCATCAATGTGCTGCTCGGAGAACTTCGCATCGAGACCCTGTATTTCAGTGATCGCGCGAATCTCTTTGCAGCGCTGCCGCTCCTCGGCCTTGGCCGAAGCGGCTACTGCAGCGGAATCAACCGACAGAGGAAGCAACGGCGCAACTGCCGACACCCCCTGCACATACTCCGTCCGGGCCTCTGCGCCCGTCTTCTCGTCTTTGTTCATCTCTTGCTCTCCTTGGGCTGAAGCCCTCAATCCACATTGATCGTCTCCGCCTGATTCAGCCGGACTAACCGGCTCAATCTCGGCTTCCGTAAAAACCATTTCCCCGTCGCCGCGGAATCCCGCTTCCGGGTCCGCGCCAATCGGCACCAGCGATATCTCCTGCGGCTCCCAGTCAATGGCCAGATACGACTTCTTGTCGTCGTCTTCCTTGGTTATGTCCTTGAGCTTGTGAATAGCCGCGCCCACGCTGGCGTTCCTGATGATTCCGTCCTTCACGTCCTCCCAGATCGGAGTAACCTCCTCGCGATTACTGAACCGCAAGTCCGCCTTCCCCTTGCCCTTCTCGATCCAGGCTTTCTCCACTACGCCCACAACGCCGGATAGCCGGTGGTCGTTATGGCTGTCCAGCACCGGGGCCCCGCCGTTCAACCGGTCCAGCCGCACGTGCTCCGGCTTCATGCTCAGCGTCAGGTTGTACTCGCCATCCTCCCAACCCCAGCGCCGTACCGTCGCGCCCGTGTACCACGTGACCGGAATCTTCCGCTGCGCGGCGCCCGCATCCCCACCATCGGCCAGCAGCGCTTCCGATGGCTGGCCGAATTCCACCGCGAAATGCTCAATCGGCATCTTGATCTTGCCGCCGTCCAGAAGTTCTGCCCGCGCGGCGGGCTTCTTAAGTGGCGGACGTAAAACAGCCATGGCTTCATTCCCCCTTCTGCGGCACGGCCGCAACTTCAGACGCTTGCTCCACGCCGGTTTTGCTGACTCTGCGCGGATCGCAATCTAAAGTAATTTTCAAATCATCGAATTTCTTGTTCCGGGCGGCGATTTCGTACATTACCTCGTCGGGATCCTCTCCCTGCTCGGAAATCATCCCGTCCCAGCTCTGCGCCCCTTGGCGCACATTGACCAGATTCGCCTGCGCGTCCTTGAGTGGATCAGCACTCTCATAGGGCGGAGGCGCCCACTTCACTTCGTAATCCGCAGCCGGTATTTCACCGGCAACCCATGCGGCATTAGCAAACCATCGGCGCGCCGGCTCGCAAAACATCGGAATCAGGCATAGCCAGCGGAACTCATCAATCCGCTTTCGGAATCCGATCATCCCGGCCTTATGCCCGCTGTAATTCACCCCGGAATGGTCTCCGGTCAGCAATTCATACGGCATGCCGACCCCGGATGCGATGCGCGTCTCGGCATTCCTTATAAAATCGCCTTCCCCGGGCGTCCCTCCTGGCAATTCAGGAAATACAATGCCCTCTCCCGGCAGGATTCGGTTGAACTGTCCCGGGCGAAACGTCTCCAGCCGGTGGCCGGTGCCGCTCTCCGTGGAAGCCGCCCCCATAGCCGTGCTTGTATCCGGGCTGGTAATTACTCCGGTCAGGCAGCTCTGCAGCTTCTTGGCAACTATCTTGGCGTCTAAATATTCGTCCAGGTCGCGCAAAACCATCAACAGCGGAGTCATCCACGGCACTCCGCGGACCTGCCCGGCGCGGCGCTTCTGGTAGATATGCAGCACCGAATCAGCCGGAACCCGGTGCGACTCGAAGTTCTTGAACGTCAGCAGCGAGGTGGACTCTCCGGGATGCTCGGAAAATAGCCAGTAGAAAATTCTCCGCTCCGTCAGGTCAAACTCAACCCCGTGGATGATGTACCCGGTGTCGGTCGCGCCGGTCTTGTTCAGGTCCAGGTAATCCGGCTCGATAACCTGCAACTGGACCGGAATCCGAAGACCGTCCGATGGCCGGCGGTCTCGGCGCCTGACTAGGCACTCGCCGGACTCCACAACGGTTCTGGCCACCATATTCTGCAGGCCGTAAAAATCCAGTTGCCGCGCGGCATCACACTCATCAACCCAACGCTCCCATGCCGGCTCGATCTTTTCTTTCAGATTTCGTGGATCCACCTTTACCTTGGCGCTGATTCCGTACCCGACCGCATACGACGTGATGACGTTCACAACCTGGGCAGCGTAGGTGTTGTCCCGCACCATTTGCCTGGACCGCTTGCGCAGCGTGGATAGCGATGATCCGATCTCTGTGTTCGGTCCGCTATCCGATGCTACCCAGCCCTGCGTCCGGCGATCCGTTCTCGCAGCCTCATACGCCAGCCTGAGAATTCCAGCGGCGGCTCGCGCCCGCATCCGGCGCAATCCGCGCTCCGGATCCATCCACCCGATGAATTCGTCTAGCCAGGAGTGGCGCATTATTTCTCGAAAACCCCGTAGGAAAATCTGTCGGCGGACGTGCCGGCGGCTGCGCCAACCTCATCCCGCATCACGGAGCGTAGTTGCAGCATCTCGGCCATGGAGTGATAGCGCACCAGGCGATCTCCGTATCGCACCTCCAGTACGCCGGTTTTGATCGATGCCTCCAGGGCATCTAGATCTGTCTGTGTCCAGGAAGTGCTCATTTATGTCCCAAACTTGCGGCGCTTGAAGTAGAAAACTGCTTGGTCCGCCGGCGAAGGAATCACCCCGATTAGCTCCCAGCCCTCTGAGCCGAATTGCGCTAAATCCATGTCCCGGTCGCCTACTTTGGAGCGGTATTCCCAGCGGAATGCCCGCTGCGTTGATGGCCCCTCGCTGCGCGGGCGCATTTGGTCTGATCCGCCGGAATAAACTTTCACAGCTAGAACCACTCCTTGGTGCGAGTCTCGTACCAGTCATCCGAGCGGCCTTCGTCCCGCCATTGCCGCTGCGTCCCGCCCGCATGCACCGGATTCTCTGTTTTTTCATCCCGAGGCGATTCCGGCACGACGGAAACTACCGGCATCCCGAGGGCGTCTTCCATCGCTTTCCATTGCCGCTCGTTGAATATGTCAATCCCGCAGATGGTTGCCGCCGCGCGCCCGTAAACCTTCAAATCCAGCGGCTCATTCCGCACATTCGGCAGCTTCTGCCACTTAATCTTCCCGTTCGCCTTGACAACTCTGCGTTCGGAGCATAGCCCGTCAAAATAACTCCGATCGTACATTGGGAAGTGGTAGCAGGCTGGCGAGGCGGCGCCGTCTCCGCGCGGCCGCACGTAGCGCAGCATGTCGTAAATCTCACCCTTCACCCGGTGCGTTCCCACGCCATAGATCCGCACATTCTGCCGCTTCCTGGCGGCATCTTCCTTAGATACCGAGCAGATGACTCGCTCCGGGTCGTCGCGCCCCTTCACGGCCACTACGCTGCGCGGCGTGAATACCCTAGTTCCAGCCGGCCCGTGCGATGGTTGCGGATGTTTCTTTACGAATTCATAGACCGTGGCGGCCTTGCTGCCGGTGTCAATCGCCATCAGCATGATCGGCATTAGATGCCCGCTGGCATGTCGGTACTCGCGCTGCAGAACCTCGGCGTTTAGCTTTTCCCATAACGATGGCGACGTAACCGGAAGCGGCTGACCATTCTCGGCAATGTCCTGAATAATCCGATAATCCACCGACCAGTTCTCGCGGTCCCGCCCCCACGCCACCACTTCGGCCTCCAGGCGGGGAGGGTTGTCCTGTACGTCCACCTGGGCCGTGAGGAAAAGGCCCCGCTGCGGAACCACTGCGTCATCGCCAAATGGGTAATTCTCGCGCCGCGCAAATAGCAACTCCGATTCCGGGGTTTCACCGTCATCTTCCCAGAGCTCCGCGAGGTCCGTCGTAACAAATGCCTTGAGCTGCTGCGGATCGTCCTTGGCTTTCAAAAACTTGTCTACCAAGTCGGATAACTTCTCCCACGGCGAGTACAGGTGTGAAATCCAGAAGCCAGCCGTCCCGGCGAATGGCTTCCCGGATCGCCACTCCGCCTTTTCGCATGCCGCCCAGCGCTGTGCGTCATTCCATCGCCCCTTGCAGTGCTGGCATTGGTAATACGCAGATTCCGCCTGCTTCTCTGGCGGCAGGGTTTTATCCCACTTGACGCCATCGAAAAACCGCAGTACCTGAAACTCACCGCACTCAGGATGCGGACAGGCAACCCATGGCTTGCGCTCGTCGCTCGCCGCATACGCCTTGCCGATGCGGCTTCTCCCGGCAATCGTCGGAGAACATGCCAGAATGATCTTCCTGCGGCTGCCGAACGTAACCGTGCGCTGCCGCGCTAGGTAGATTGGGTCGCCCTCGCTGCCGGCGCTGGCGGGATATTTGTCCGGTTCGTCGCAAAACAAATACCGGATTGATCGGCGCGCCAGGTTTCCGGGGGAGATCGATCCAACCAGGGCCACCGAGCCACCCGGAAACTCTTTCTCCAGGATGGTGTTCGATGAATCGCGGCTGCGCGAGTCCGCCACTAGGCCGTGCAGCACGGGACAGTCCCGCACCATCGGCGCCAGCCGCTCGACCGAAAACGCTTTGGCATCCTTCTCCGCAGGCTGTACGATCAGCACCGGTCCGGGCTGCTCGGAGATGACGAATGCCAGCGCCGCCTGAATGAAAATAGTTTTGGTCAGTTGGGTTCCGCACATCAGAACTGTCGTTTCAACCCTGGGATCTGTGAATGAATCGAAGATTTCACGCTGCCATCCGTGTAAGCGAATGGGCCCCGTCCTGCTCGAATAGCGCGATGACAGGACGAAGTGTTGCTCTGCCCATTCTGATAGCTGCTGAGTCTCCTGCGGCTTCCACAACTCCAACCATGGCGCGAAAATCTCCGGCTCCGGACTCATCATGCATTGGCTTTGTATTCCGACATTTGGAAAAGCCCGCGGCGAACCTCGGCGCCGATCAGCTCCCGGCATCGGATGGGATCCGACTCATTTGCCAGGCGGTCTCCGAGCTCATCGCCAATCCGGCCGAAAATGTCCTTTGCCCGCAGAATCATTCCAGCCACCCAGGCGTTGACTTTGCCGATATCCACCAGTTCCCCCTGCTTGGCCCGTAACTCCAACCCTCGCAACCCAGCTAGGGCCGCTTCCTTCCGGGCCCGCTCCCGGCGAAAGTCCGGGTCGGCAGCGTCATCGCTGTCACCGTGGCCCGTTCGGTCCCCGCCGGCCACCGGGTCCAGTAACTGCGTCCGTCGCAGGTCGGCCTCGTTGGGATCAATCCGGCGCTGCTTCCCGTGTACCGGAATCAGCCCCTCGGTGATCTGCCGCACAATGATCTGGCGCGATAAACCGCACCGCCGGGCGTACTCCGCCTGGCTCACCAACTCCGGTTTTCTTGATTTCTTGACTGAACTTGCCATTCGGTACGCAGGGATGACGTGGCGCACACTAACACCACTCCCTATTTTTAGCTTGGCATGTTTCGCGGTATTTTATGCGGAGAAGCGTCCCGTTAGGAACGAAACGGCGGAATCATATATCCTGCTTACCGTTGATTGGTAAATCCCTAGCTTTTCACCGATCTCTGCCTGCGTGTAGCCGGCCAGGGCCAACTCGACAACGCGCCGTTTCCTGCGCGGCAGCGCATCCAACATCTTTTCAATCAGAATCTTTTTCTCAACCGCCTCGATGCCGCCGTCCGTTTTCGGCTCGGCCCCATCCAGCGGTACATCTCGGAACACGGTATCTCCTTTCGGTGTTCCGATCAGAACATGCCCTCCACCACCTGCCGAAAAACACGACAACGCCAGCGTGTGCCGCGGCCTGCCCGACAACCAGCCAACCGACAACCAAGTTTCAACTGCCGCCGCTAGCCCTTTTGTGTAACCATCCCACC